GACGACCAGCTTGATGCCCAAGTTGCCACCAATCAATTGGTCAGTGTCCTGCACCTTGGCAAGGCCAATGGCCCTCATGATCTCGCCAAGCTGCTGGCGTCCGATCTCCTCGGCCTTGGTGCTGGCGTTCTTGATGTTCAGGTTGCCGAACACCACCCGGCCCTGATGCGACGGGCCGGTGATGGTGTACTTGACAGCAATGTACTTGCCGTCACCTGCCTTGGTGGCCTTGATCTCAGCGCCGGTGATGCTGGAGTTGTACCAGCCCTCGGGCAGAGGTTCAAAGTTGCCGGTGTTGCCAACGGGCAGCGAGTCAACGCTAAATTCTTCGTCAAGATAAGCCATGATTATTCCTTTGTGATAGTGAAAGTGGGGCGTCCAGGGGTGGACGTAATAGCACCAAGCAATGGCCCGGTCACGGCTTCAGCAGCCGCACCCCAAGCCTTCGCATTGATCTCGGGTTTCCACCTAAAAAGGCTGGAAAGATGTTCGCTAAGACCGGCCTCTGCGGCCAGCATCTGGAGTTTGTCGGCGTCAATCTTCTTGTTGATGCGGCCCTCCATTTTGATCTTGTAGCCGTCAACCTGATGGTTAACAGTGCCGTCAAGGTCTTTGGGGAGGCCAAAGTCCTCGGCCATCTGGTCTTCCAATTGGCGGCGCTCGGCCACCGCAGCGGCTTCAAGTTTCTTGGCGTCAAGCCAGCGTTGGTAAAGTGAGTTCATTGGGTGTACTCCAGTGCTTGCAGTTTGCTGATCTTTTCGTTGATTTGGTAGATTGACTTTGCAAAATCATCTTGCGCTTTTTGTTTTAACGCCTGCAAGGCTGCGATCTTTTGGGCGGTAGGATCGTAGTTTTCAGGTGCGTCAAACTCTACTTCTTGTTGACCGACATAACTGCGGTCTTCAGTGTCGTCCATCTTGAATGAGGCAATTCTGTATGTGCCTTCTTCTTCCCACTCAAACTTTTGATAATGGATATGGGCCATGATTTTGATTTTCATGCTGCACCGCCAATCTTGTTGATGATCTCGCCAAGGTCAGGCGCTTCCCAGGTTCCCAGCTTGCCGCTACGATCCTTCGCCAGCCACAGGCCGTCGGAATCGCACATCAAGGCGCGTTGAGTACCGCCCTCGGCATCCTTCTCAACTCGCAGCGCCAGCACCTCGTCGAAAAAATACGGCAGAGCCTGCCCGGTCTTGTTGCCCGGCATTGATGGGCTGTACAGCACCCGGCCCATCTCGTCTTGGGTCTTCTCCAGCTTGGCGGTCATCAAAACATGGCGTCCCGGAATGTCGCGGAAGGCACGAATAATGTCGGCCATTTGCTCTTGCATACTTCCGTAGGCTTGGCGTGGGTCAACCAATTTCCCACTGACTTTTACTTTCTTTTCTGCGTTCAAACAGACTTCAGCAATCTCGCTAATGGAATCCAGCGCCACTGACTTGTAGTCAGATTCCAGCACCCAAGAGTAGGCTTCATGTAAGTCGTCCATTGAGGCGATCTCAATGTATGGCAAGTCAGCGTCTTGGATAGACAATAATCCACCTTCAGCAGACAACACCACAGGATGCGGTAAAGTCTTGATCAGACTGGTCTTGCCAGCCCCTGCCTGTCCGTAGACAAGCAGCTTGACACCATTGGCAATCATGCCGCCGGTACGTTTCAACGAAATAGCCATTTGGCTCTCCTAGTTTGCGCTTCCGTCTGTAACTCAGTTCGAAGCGTGGCTAGATCATAGCATAGTTCTGTGCTACAGTGTCAACAACTTTATTACGAAAGATGAAAAATAAATGGCAGACCTCTCAAATATCCTCGGTGGCCCTTGGTCGCCGCCTTCTCAAAAGCAGGTTGATGCACCTGACATTCAACTCAAAGACGCCATGCTTGGCGCAGGGCTAAAGCCACCAGACACCATCCACCTTGACGGCAAGTTGCACCGATTTAACAGTGGCACTAAGGGCGAAAAGGGCCACGACAAACCGGGCTGGTATGTGGTCTTCAGTGATGGCGTACCAGCAGGGCGCTTTGGCTGCTGGCGCTCTGGTTTTGAATCCAGTTGGAAAGCAGACATTGGCCGCAGCCTGACGCCGGTGGAGGAGATGGCGCAGTCCCGGCGCTTGGCGGAGGCCAAGACCCAGCGTGACGCAGAGGTGAAAAAGGCGCGGGAGGTGGCCGCCAACACCGTTGATCTGATCTGGTCGCAGGCAGGCGCAGCAAGCGCAGAGCATCCGTACTTGCAACGCAAGGGCATCAAGACGCATGGCGCAAGGATTACGGGTGACGGCAGGCTGATGGTGCCGCTGTACAACTCGGACGGCGAACTCTCAAGCATCCAGTACATTGACCATCAAGGCGGCAAGCTGTACCACCCTGGTGGACAGACCGGCTCAATGTATTGGTTGGTCGGCAGCATGGATGACGCCACCACACTCTACATTGCCGAGGGATTTGCCACTGCTGCCACCATAGCGGAGGTGACGGGCCAGCCCTGCGCGGTGGCTTACAGCGCCAGCAACTTGGTGCCGGTTACGGGCATCCTAAAGGAAGGCCACCCGACGCTAGACATTTGCATCGTGGCTGACCATGACGCTAGTGGTGTGGGGCAACGCTACGCTGAGCAGGCCAGCGCCAAGTTTGGGGTACGCATGACAACACCGCCCGTCCTTGGTGACGCCAATGATTACGTCCAAGCGGGGCATGACCTGGCTTTGTTGCTCAAGCCGCCTACACCAGTGACAGACTACCTAATCCATGCCGACGGGTTTTCAGCGCAGCCTGCGCCTATTTCGTGGCTTGTGAAGCACTGGATACAGGACAAGGCTCTGGTCATGGTGCATGGCCCCAGCGGTGGCGGCAAGACGTTTGTGACGTTGGATTGGATGCTGCATATTGCCAGTGGCAAAGCCACTTGGTTTGGTCACAAGGTCAGACCTGGCAACATGGTTTATCTTGCTGGTGAAGGTCATCACGGCCTACGCTCACGTATTGCAGCCTGGAAGCATAAGAACAACGTCAGTAACTTGAATATGTGGGTCAGCAAGTCGGGGCTTGACCTCAACACTGCCGAGGGTTATCTGAAGGTGGTGGAGGCCATACGGGCGCTCAAGATCAAGCCTGATGTGATTACGGTGGACACCCTGCACCGCTTCATGGCCGGTGATGAGAACAGCGCTCAAGACGCCAAGACCATGCTGGACGCCTGCGCGGCCCTCATGCAAGAGTTTGGCTGCACCGTCATTTTGGTTCACCACACAGGCGTCAGCGAGGAAGCCCAGCACCGTGCGCGTGGCTCATCCGCATGGCGTGGAGCCTTGGACATTGAAATCAGCGTCATACCCGCCAAGGGCGACAAGTCCATTGAAATCGTGCAGCGCAAGAGCAAAGACGCCGAGATGGCAGCGCCGGTCTATGTTGACCTAGAGTCGGTGGCAATACCTGGTTGGCTGGATGAAGATGGCGAGGCGGTCACTAGTGCAGTGGTAGTGAAGGGTGAAGTGCCTGAGTCCAAGCAAAAGGATAAGTCGCTGGGGTTTGCCGACTTTGAGAAAGCCTGGTGGTCGTCCGGCGCAGAGGAGCGAGGCGGCGCACCTTACCTTACCAAGTCAGTGATGCGCGAGTATGCGGTTGCCAATGGCATTTCAAACTTTGCCGGGGCGATGGCAGCCGGTTCCCGCCGAAACCTGATCGATGGCAAGAATGCCCGATACATCATTAATTTGTTGGACGCCAAGCTGATTGAAGTCCATGAGAACGGATGGATTGTGATTGACCCAGGTACAGCATCAGGAATGATGTTGAAGAAAGATTCAACATAACAATTAACTGTGCTAAACTTCTTGACATGAACCGACTAACCCAACTCAAAGCTAAGTTGAGGGCTGCACAAGCCGAACTTGCAATCCGCACCCGGACGCACAACAGCGCGTCACGGGCCTATAACAAGGTGACTGCCCATATCACCGAACTGGAGAAACGCATTGCTGACCTGGAGAAAATTTCAAAGCAACCTGCCCAACTACAGCGAGGCTGACTTGTTGGCCTTGCTGGATGAGGAACGATTGAAGCACCGTAGAGTGACTATGCTGGAGCGCATCCATCAACGCTACTGCACCTTACGCGCCAACCGGGAACGGCTGGAGATACTAAAAGAAGGAAAACGACCATGACATTGACGCAACAATTCAAGCGGATAACCCGCCGCCTTACGCCCGTTGAGATGGCGGCCACTGAACTTGCAGAGGCTGAACTGCACCGGCTTGAGGCCCACAGTGCGGTGGAGTACGCCACCAGTGTGGTGAGTTATGAGGACGCCAGGATCAAGCGCCTGCGTAAGTTCTTAACCGATGCGGAGAAGGCAGTATGAGCATCTGGCCCTTCCCAACTGAACTACCGCCTAATCGGCCTGTACCGCCAATGCCTTTCAACCCCAACAACCATGAAGAGAGTCCGCTATGAGTATTTTGGAAGAGATAAAGGTCAACCGCACCCCAACCCACATGGTGCGCCCCGCTGGGCTTGAGTTGAACCGCAAGACCAAGGAAACGCTCGGGCCATATGTTGAAAGGCAGAAGCTGGCTGGCGAGGTTAAAGCCTCAGAATTGAGTATCTGGGATCGCACTACGTACCGCACAGGCGACGGTGACTACACCTCACAGGTTCCGAGAAAAGGTAGCTTGAGGGCGTTCAGCTTGCCATCAAGGGGGAATCGGACATGACACAACCAGAAGCCTTGCGGCTGGCTGACTACCTTCAAAAACATTTTGATTTGTTCCCGAACAGTGAGCAGATCAAAGCCGCCGCCGAGCTAATCCGGTTGCATGAGGTGAATCAGGAACTGCTGGCGGCGTTGAATGAGGTTTACATCACTTGCGATTGGCATGGCGACGATGGCCGAGAAGCCATGAGCAAAGCCCATGCAGCAATAGCTAAAGGAGAAGCTAAATGACTGACATTGAAATCGACAGGGCGCTGGCGCTGGCCATTGGGTGGAAAAGAATGCTTCCCAACCCAGAGGCTGATGGACTTAAACAGTGCTGGGTGTGGGCAGGCTCTAAGTGGCGGTTGTTTTCCCACCGTGACTGGAACGTGATCGGCCCGATTGCTGCGCGGTACGGACTACTTGTTGACTTTAAGACAAGTGTGGCGTGGAGGCCAAACATGAGCATTGGTCAACGCGGGAAAAACCCGCAAGAAGCAATTGCATTGGCAGTAATAGGAGCAAAGAAATGAACGACCACAACCAAGACGACGAGATCGAATCGTTGTACAAACCCGACTGGATTGCACTGTCCATCGCAGTAGCGATCACCACGATCTCGCTGGCGGCGTTTGCTTTTTTAGTGGGGTACTTGACATGACTAAACAAGAGCTGCTGAAAATACTGCGCCTACTGTCGGCAATGGAGAGCGCAAGTTTGGTAAGCAAAATATCTTTGCCTGACTACCTATATGAGCAGTTGACCGCTGCC